TCAACATCATGGCCGCCACAATCCTTGCTAAATGCAAAAAAGGTGACGATAAGAGAAATATCTCACCGACCGCACTGACAGTGCGGCGGCGGACACTCCCCGAGTTAGTCGAAACAGTTCGACTGGTTTTGATGGACAGCGTTCTCCCGCTCTTTGCGGTGAGAGTCTATCAGTTCGGTTCCACAGATCTAAAACCGAACAAGCGATGGTCGCAGCTCGTGAATGATTTCACTCTAGTCTGCGATCGTGTTCTCGGCATACTTCGTGGTTTGGTCGCGATTTTGCGACACCACGGAGCGCGCGATGAAGTAATCCAAAGCTTCATTGTGCAGGGCTCGACTTACTTGGCAGTCGAGACTGAACCTGAGTTTGCAAAGAGAGCGAAATACCTGACGAGTTTCGCTCTTGCGCGTTACAATCGGAATGATCTTCCGAAATGTGACACGCCCTACATCCCTAGCGGCCTGTTCAACCGCTGGGCTCGTAGTAGGTTTGCTAAGGTCTCACGTCGAAATACACACCTCTGGTCGAGCTGGTGCCAGGCGAAGCGTTCCGCTTTGCCGCTTAGCCGCGGGATGGTGTTGATGACGTATGCGAAGCACCGAGATCGGATGCTTGCGCCGGATCCAGGCAACCGCGACACAGTTCGTGAAGCGGCCTACCTGCTCTCGCCGATTATGGAAGGACTCCATTCGGCATTGGAAGGACTCTCGGACGATCGACGCCGTCCTGTGTCGAAGAAGGCGTCCGAGGAGTTTTCGCGGAAGGACGGTGGCTCACAGGCCGGTATTTGTGAACACCTTGATTTTGGTCATCAAGATAAGAGCTTTGTCTATGATGAATCTGCGGAAACAACCACACCACTCACCTGGTATGATGATCTTCTCGAGATGCGCAGTGTGCGCAGGCTCGGCTCTTTTGGAGTCGAGACGGTCGAGATTGTCAAGACGAATTCGAATCAGCTATTTTCTTGGCGGCGTAAAGACCTTACGCCCCAACAGCTCGAACTCGCCATGGACATCCGACTGACTCGCGGAGATGGCATCGACGATCTCGCCGATGTCTGGTATGATGCACTTGATCGCTGCCGGCGGAAGAATGATCCGCTGAAATGCAAGGTGCGTGCAGTCCTCGAACCTTTAAAGGTCCGTACGATTACTGCTGGAGAATCTCTCCCTTATCACGTCTCGGGTGATTACCAGAAGGCTGTTCACGGACACCTTCGGAAGCTGAGCTGCTTTCGATTGATTGGTCGCCCGTGCAGCCCGACTGACTTGCTGGACATCATAGCATGGGCGCGGCGCGCCAAACGCACTGATCTGTTTTGGATCTCTGCCGATTACGAGGCGAGTACGGACAACCTGTCCCGAATGCTCTCGGAATTTCTCAACGACGACCTCACACGCGAACTTGAATTCGGTGATGTCTTTCGAGCTTGCCTCGATCCTCACATCTGCCAGTATCCGGAGTTTACTCTGGATCTGCGTGATTTTGGTTCAAAAGTCTTTGTTGAGTTGTTTCAGACCTGGCTGAATGAGGGTGACAGTCGAGGGTCTATCGAGTTTATCACTCGGTATAAGGTCCGTTGTAAGATCTCTGACGCTTATCAAGTCAACGCGCAGCTTATGGGCTCGCGTATCTCCTTCGTGATACTCTGCATCGTCAATTTGGCGTTGTATTTGAAGGCACGGATGATGGAATGGCGCGAAGAAAACGGGTTCGTCCAAGGTGAGATGCCTGGGCGGAAACAATGGCAGTTGTGGGTTGATGCTGTGTTGATTAACGGCGATGATGCGCTCTTTGCGGGTACGCTGCGACTCTTTGATATCTTCAAGAGTATTGCCGCGAGTTTTGGTCTACCGCTGAGCGTTGGGAAAGTGTATGTCAACAATGTCTATGCCAACATTAATAGCACGTCGTATCACCTTGACCTCTCTCGTCTTGACAGCCAGCCGTATCAGATCGATTATCTGAATACTGGTCTACTGTTTGGGCAGAATAAGGTTCTTGGTGGGGACGAGGATGACAGCGAGTCGCGTATTGTCGATATCATCGACAAATGTGTTTCAGGTTCTTTGCCTGGGAAACAGTGCGCGGTACTAGCCGACTTTCTCGCCCTTCACCGAACTGAGGTAAACGCGGCGTGTCGCGGACGAAATCTTTTCATTTCTCGTTCGCTTGGTGGTATGGGCGTGAAATGCCCTCTCGGGTGGTTGTATGAAGTCTCTCCCGCGCAGCTGATCTTAGCTCGAGAGATGGCACGACGCCCGAATACTCTTTCAGCGGCCAGACCGCTGTTCGGTGTTGAGATGGAGGAGTTGACACCCACTGTGGTGTGTCCTTGGTTTGATCGGACGATCAATCTTGCGACGGATGGTCGCTTGGATCGTCTCGATAGGCATAGTCGGTTCGTCAAAATTGACGGCCCGACACGTGCCTGGCTGGAGCTCGGAGTGTTGAGGGGTATCGCTCGTCGAGCGACACCCATCCACACTCCGGGCGATGCGCTCGAAGGAGTGCGCAATCGGGGCGAGTTCGATGATTTCGAACCGCTCTGGTAGCCCGACCACGTCCGAAGACGTTAAACTACTCTCATCGCGAGGGTTCGCGTAGGGTGTCTGCGTGCATAGAGCCTCCAAAACGTTTTCTACGAGTGTTGTTTCCCCTTGGGTGAACGGCTCGTGTGATATAAACATTTACGTACCAACTGGTTTGCCGTTCGTAACGATCAAACTAGGTAGTGTCGAGAGACTGCACGGTGGCGGATTTTAAAATTGAAGATGTAATTAAATGTGTTTCACAGCATCTGAGATTCCGCGTCTACACGCAGATGAACAGTCCCAGTTGATTGTCTGGCCTACCCCACAACAATCATGCCTAAGAACGGGCCTAAAAAGGCCATTCAAAAAACCACGACACGTAAGGCGCGACCATCGCGCGGTGCTCGTGTGTCGTCGAAGTCTCGTCAGACTTCTGATGCGATGAGCGGTGCAGTCGGCATCGCTGTCAAAAATATCAACCGTACATCCACGCCAGAGATCTTCCAGCGTGGAAAGCACACGGTAGTACGTCACCGCGAGTACGTACAGGACATCGTGACGGATCCGTTGAACGTCTTCTCATACGATGTCTTTGTCTTGAATCCGTCCAATTCAACGACTTTTCCATGGCTCTCAGGGCTGTGCAAGGGACGATGGGAATCGTTCCGTTTCCTGGCCCTTCGGCCGGAGATCAGGACAATGGTTGGCACTTCGACCTCTGGTCAGATCACGCTCGCGATCGACTATGATTCGAAGGATGACACAAGCGCTGCCACTAAGACTCAGCTCCTCAACACCGGCAATTCGGTCGACTGCCCGATGTGGGGAAATATGATCCATGTTTCCTCTGAGGCCGATCTTCAGCGCATCGGGCCTTATCGCTTCGTCGACGACGAGGCGACCTTGGAGAACTCAACCGATCGTTTGAGTTCCGCCGGCAACCTGTTCGTTGCGACGTCAGCGTCGTCGGCAGGTTCGAATGTGAACGTGGCTGAGCTTTGGATGGCCTACGAGGTTGAGTTCCTCACTCCCGTCCTCGCCGTCTCGGCCCTGCGGCTCGCACAGCAGGAGTGGGTTCTTGCCATGAACAACACCACCGGCACTGATGCGTTCAACTTCCTCTCGGGCGTCGCCACTGTTGGCGATGTCTGGGGAGAAACGCCCGGTCTTGCGTTCATCCGTACCGGGCTCAACGGTGCGATCCAGGGCCCTCCTAGCATCGCGTCGACCGCCTGGCAGTACGCATCTGGCTCGATCGTTCCGAATGGCATCAATCTGCTGGTCGCGATGACCGACTTCGCTGGTTCAATTTCTATGAACATGTTCGATGATGTTGCCGCCGGCAACACCATTCCGAACCTCTCTTTCGGTATCCTTGCGCCCGTCGTTTCGACGACGGCCGGCGGGAACCCGACGAGCGGCTATTTCGGCGGCATCTCGACTCTGACTGACATTGCGCATCGTGTCACGAATCCCACTGCCGACCTCGGCATGGGCCAGTTTGTGTTCGATTGTATCCTCCCTGCAGGATCTGGACTCTCCTTGACGGTCCCTTCGTACACTCCGGCCTCTACTACTGACGCAATCATCCATGCCTATCCCACCTCTAGCACTCTCGCAGCATTTCGTCGCCGCATGGCAGCTAAGGCGGCGAAGCGCGACCAGCGGCTCGCGGCGACGTCTTCGACGTCGACGTGTCCCGCGACGACTCCGTCGTCCGTTGTCGAGCCGGTCGCTCGACCCGCCGTGACGCAGCTCAACGGTCTCAGTGAATCTGATTTCCGAGAGCTCGTCGCCTTGCGGCGGAAACGACTAGGAGCGGGTGAGTGAGCACCCGCCCCTCAATGTCTGGGCAACAGCGCGCATTGAGTTATTTATCCGCTACCACTCGGATACTGAAGTTATCGAGATCGTGTCTGGTAAACACGAGGGGTCCCGAACGGTTATCGTATGAGCACATTTGGAAGTGTATGCTCGTAGGTCTACGATTGTGTGGTTGTTGGTCACACGTCGATTCCTGCAGCACACCAATGTGTCACTACAAGTCATCGTAACGAAGGTCTGCCTTACGGCGGGTCTGTTCAACCCTGC